AACCATCAGGGAGCTGATGATCTGACTGGGCCCTTCCCGTCTCCATAAGAGTTGTGAGTCCATACGTCCTTGGTTAACCCGTAAGGGTGCCTTGGCACGTTTGGCTTACTTCCCCGATGGGGCCGGTAAGTGACGACTAGTTGCAGTAGCTTCTTGGTTGATTCAAATCACCCTGAAGCCTCTGCATGATCTTCTCATACTGACACTCAAGAGTTTACCTCAAGATGCCACGTATGATCAGACCAAGGTCTTTAACTGGTATCAATCTATAGTGAAGGCTGGAAAGCCCATCTATAGTATTGATTTGACGGCGGCAACTGACCGCTTGCCACTATTCCCTCAGATAGTCTTGATCTCACATCTTTTCAGATCAATCTGATTAGGTGTGCTATGGTTCCTCATCATAGGTATAATGCCTTTCCTTATTCGGTATCCTAATAAGAGGGTTGGTATCCTCTATTATGGTACCGGACAAGGTATGGGTCTATACTCGAGATGGGCTTCCATAGCCTTGTTCCATCACGCCATTGTCCGCTTAGCGGCAATTCGTGTGGGGATCAAGGATTTCACTGACTATCTGGTCCTAGGCGATGATATTGTTATCGCTTCGGAAACCGTTTATCGTGAGTATCTCATCCTTATGGGATATCTAGGGGTTGATATTAGCACCCGGAAGTCAGTTTTACCAACTGAACTTTCTGGATGTGAATTCGCCTCAAAATATATCTATAAGGATGGGAATATCTCTCCGTTACCGGCAGGGAATCTCTTCGTGCGAACAATCGGAAGATTGTTCAGCCTTTGGGATGCCTTGTTGGAACGAAGGGTAGCGCTTGAGCAAAACTCAGGTGTACACACGGGTCCCGATTTTAAGGATTCCTTTCCTCTGGCTAAAGGAGCCATTGGATGGGAAGAGTTAAGAACGCTCTGGGGTCGTTGGTATCTATACCGTCAGGTATATGAACCTTCGACTCCAAAGTCTTCGAGCTGGGAGGCCCCGAAAGGGTGACCTCTTTGCGATGAAGATCTTAGCACTCTATGATGTTCTACACCAATAGAGTGATTTAGACGTTTGGCGGATCGGATGCGTGCTGAAGAGGCACGACATCTTCGCCGCTCTCTTAACTTGGTAACTAAATATGCCTTTGATAATTCGATCTTAATAAAATCGATTATCTCTGGTATACCTCGTTACCTCCTAAAGGCGGGATTAGACCTTAACGGTTGGGAGGAGATAGCTATCTTATTGTCTTCACC